ACTCTCAACTATATTAAATCTTAGACATAGCCAAGGATTTAATTTCTTAGGGGCACTACTCTGTGAGCCTGGAAGAATCTTACCGTCTACTTCTTGATGCCATCTAAACTGGCCATCTTTTAATTTGATACATGTATATACCTCTGCTTCTTCTACATCTGTAGCTCCGGTGGTTCCAAACTTAGGACCATCATCGCCTGGAGCATTTATGTCTCTATCTCCCAAGGTGCCCTTCATGGGCTGTTGAAATTCCTTTGGTAGTAGAGATCTATGGGTTGATTCTTTTGTAATAATTTCTATTACTTCGCCGTTACCATCTCTAACACAGACGTAACGATCTAATGGATAGACTTTAAGGGCTTTCTTCCCGACAAAGATTAATACATTGCCTGTGACAACTAAATGCTTCATCGCTGTGTGAAGCATAACTCGATCTGAAGTTTCTGCGATCTGTTGCATGATGATCTTCTCCATCTTGGAGAGAGATAAATCAACCTCAGATCTAATCTCTGGAGTTATGTCTGGTACAGCTGATAGTTCAGCATCATTTATTTGCAGCTTAAAAAAGCTTGTGTTTACAGGGAAGAGGCTCAGCATTAATTTTGATGCGAGCACGTTGCACCCTTTAGCTCCTAATGATTGCCAAGGAACTGGCAGCTTACCTCCCTTTGTTTGGCCATCATTGACAACCAAATAAGGGAGAGTAAGTTCAGCACAATCTCTAGCAGTATCAAGGAACTGTTGCCTATCCGCCGCTAAAGATTGATAACGGGTTAGGGCTTGTTCTTTCATGATGTCTACTTCTTACCACCACTACCTTTCTTCTTGCCTGGGATGTTTACACCAGAGCCGGTAGTTCCTGTATTAGTGCTTCCTGTAGTTCCTGACGCTGCTGCTTTATCAAGATCAATTCTTAATTGTTCAGCACCAGAACCTGCTTGGCTAAGTCTGCCTCTCTTAGAGTTCTTCTTAAGTTTTGGGTTCTTAGGATCAGCTGCTACTGGAGCTGCTAATGGTGTAGGAACACCTGGAGCTGGAGGAGGAGCAGGGGCAGCCGGAAGGGGATCTGGTAATTCAGGTGGATCGGGGATATCAGGTGCGCCGCACATAATTTTCTTCTCGTAAAGTTTTTATATATTCAACGACACTTCTTTGGCCAGATTCATACATGATCTTGCTTAGAGGTTCGTTGGGTTCGGGTAATTTTTGTGGAAACACGGAGTCAAGTTCCTCTAAAATTTTTTCGAGGAAATCTTGACCACCAAATACATCCTGAGTATTTAATTGATCAGCCATACATGGGGAGATTAACATTTGAGGATTCAAAGAAGGCAGGCATTCGGCTACTTTTGGTAGCTGCCAACCCTTCTGTCTTTCCTCGGTTATATAGATTGTCTGATTGTTTAATCCAGAAATCTTTATCTAGATACTTATCGTTTGTATCTACGCCTAAACCATCCATTACCCAAGCCACAGTGGCTTTTCGCAATTTGTTTAGGCGAGGTGTACTTTTCAGTCCTAAGTCGTGAGCTACCATTCCATGAATTTTTACGTGCTGGATCTCATCATTAGAGATGTCTGCACTTAAAGTCCTAAGCCCGATGTCTCCGTTAAATCTATAGAAGGGGAGGAGAACGAAGAAGACGGAACGCTCAAGGATGGCTGCTTTAAGGATGGGATGCTCTGGCGCAGCAATCCACGCATTAAGAATGTTTTGAGCTTCTCTTTCTGCCACACTGTTAGTGCCGTGAGCATTAACAACGTACTGAAAACCAAGGTCATGCTTATCTTCATCTTTTTGATTTGATTCGAGGGCTTCTATTACTCCTGGGATATTTGGTAAGTCTTTTTCTAGACCCTGCTGTAGAAATTCCTTGACTGGTAATTCAAGAACACGCAGGGCAAGGGCTCGATAGATCGAATCTTCCGAGCCTGCTTTTAGCTCTCCCTTATCTACTGCTACGGGAGTCCATTTTCTTTTTCGTTGAGTTAATTTTGTGTATAGAGATGTCATTCTGCACAAGCTGAACAATGGTTATTTTCTTGTTCTTCTAACTGCTCTTCTAGAACTTCGTTGAAGATATTTTCATAGCCCTCATCTAAATCAGCGGTAGCGTCATCTTTCCGTAAGGTGTCAGGTCTAACCTGAAGGGCATAATACATACTGGTTTGTGGACTGTGGAGCCATCTTTCTATAAAGGCATCGTCATAGGTTACGAGGTCTGACCAAGTGTTAAAACTATATCCGTGAAATAATCCGGTCTTTTCATATAGACGTACTAAAGCATCAGTAAATCTTTTATAAGTTTCCCATCCAACTTCAGCAGCTGTCTCAACATTAGGTCCGTAGTCATAGCTCTGTACTCCTCGAGTACCAGAGTCACGATCAACATGCCTATTTATAGGTGGAGCTACTTCGGGGGCTGTTGTGTATCCATTTACATCTTTATATTCATAAGAGCAACTAGCAGTAGGAGCAATACAGAATGCTCTTTCCATACCATGTTCTCTTGCAATCTCTGCTGCTGCTTTTATTCCATCATCTAAAGCTTTAGCAATCTTTCCTGCATTTGTATCTGCTGTACTACCACCAAAGGTAAGGGCTGATAATTCTGTAGCTAACTCTTTATAAGTAACCCCGTTATTTGCTAGTAAGTTTGCTAATCCAATGAGTCCAAGTCCGACTTGCTTATCCTCCTCTGGGGGGAGGTATTCTCCAGAACCATCAACGCCTGTTTTGCTATGGAGGTCGCACAGACTTCGCATACCCTCAACAAAACTTTTTGGCACGTCGCTGATTTCACCGGCACTGATATGGCAGTGCTGGAGCAGGCAAGTTCCTCGTGATGGCAGGTAAATTTCAAGGCATACATTTGAATAAATCCTCTCTCCTTTAAAGTGTCTATCTGTGTATTTAATTTTACTTAGCCATATATCTCCCTTCTTTATTCCTAATAAAAGAGCATCCTTTACTTCTCTTGATGCTTCATACCACCACTGAGGCTCAAGGTCTACACACCTCTTAACCCAGGGTAGTTCTGATCTTGGGGTAGTTATAAATTCAAGTATGTCTGGGTGGTTTAGCGTATTATGTAACACTATCGCACCTCCCTTGTAGTAACCCCCACGCCTAATGACTTCATTAATGGTGGAGTATATCTTTCCAAAGGATACGGGACCAGAGGAGACAAGTCCTTTTCCATTGTCATGTCCCTTTGGTCTTAACTTATGTAGATGTATTGCACACCCTGCCCCTTTCCTCAATGCATGGCTGGCAAATCTCCACGAAGCCTCAATGCCCTCCGGTCCTTCGCAACTGTCCTCCACTACGAAAACCGTACAACTTACAGGTAGGCGAGAGGTTGGGTCATCTATCCAGCTCTGCACCCTACCGGTACGAGCTACTAATTTAGTCATATTAAATCGTCTAAGAATGGTGGTTTATAATTTGGTCCCTTTTGGACTTTTCCGTTATCATCTTTGATTGGTTTTCCATTAACCATCTTGCTCATGTTACTGATGTGAACACGATCAAGAGCTTCGTCTAATTCCCACCCAGCGAGAGCGGCAAACTGGAAGCAAACATACACAAGATCAGCTAATTCTTTTAAACTATTTTCTTGGGATTGCTTATGACGAGGATAAGCTATTCTCTCAGAACTAGCAGCTAAGAACTCCATATATTCTTCACTGATGAGTGATTCAGCTTTGGCTAATAATTCTGGTTTTGGTTTAGCTATAGGTTGATCCATAGCAATTCTAAATTGAAGGGCTTGGCCCATCAGGTCAGGTACGTTTGTCATGTCAGTAGCGTTGTGGAATTTGCGAATAGATTTCATTAGGGAGACCAACCATCTTGTTTTGTTTTTCTAAGATGGAGATCTTTTTCTTTAAATAGACGATTGCTTTTCTTAGATCATCTATCTCATCTTCAGATGATTTGTGACCTGCTCTACAGACATACTTAATGGTGTTGCCTAAGAAGTAATCGAGTTGTTGGTCATGGATAATGTCCCATACCTCATAGATTCCTCGTTGGTAATGGTCAGGTGAGAATTTGGTGGTCATCTTTAATGTGATCGGTACGGCGGAGTTCGTTTTCAGCTCTATCTAGAAAGCCATCCATCCAGGGTTCCCAAAGCTTTGCTCCTTGTGGGAGGTCTGCGTTCTTGTAGGCATGAAGGGCTGTAA